TTGCTCTCGATCTTTATCCAAAACAATATCTTTTTGTTTAGTATATGTGTAGTGAAATTGATTGTTTTTGGGAAAAATCAAATAAATGTCACCATACATATCAGCTTGATCCAGATCAGTGCTGACAAATATGCTGTTGCTGCGCAAAGCCTTGAAGTTCAGTTCACGCAGATAATCATCAAATTTTGCTGTGAGTTCAGGATCACTGTCCTTGGGTTTTCTATTTGTTTTGGTAACACCACTGAAGGCTGCGCCTCTATCTGTCATGCCACTCAGCAAAAATTTTTGCGTTTTTTTGTTGAGGCCAAGTATTGTGCTGCACTCTTGTTCAATTGTTTTGAGTATTTCTCCAGCTTTGGGTGGTTGTTGTTTCAGGATTTTGTGCATGGTAGCGTATACATGAGCCAACTGTTGATTGAGATCATGCATCTGTGTATTCAATTTGGTTTTGTCTGGACTATTTTTGTCAGCCCAAAACCAATCATTTGCAACTTTGGCATATTCTGCTTGGAGTCTAACCTTTTCTTTTTCCAGGTCATCCAACTCAGTTTGAATTTTGGTTTTATACTCTGTATTTGAAAGTTGGATCTCGTTTATTCTCATGATGTTCTCTAGGATACCAGATCATATTTACAAATGTTTATCCCAGCTGATTATAGGTAGGGTAAATATTGTCACAATGGCAAATTCAGCAAGCAACAGGGTGTTTGTGGGCTACAGCAGCGTAGACACCAGTATCAAGCAAACACAATACACAGATCTGGACCTGATCAAAAGAGATTTGATCAATCATTTTTATACCAGAAAAGGTGAACGTGTGATGATGCCCACTTTTGGAAGTATAATCTGGGATATGATTTTTGAACCCATGACTGCTGACAATGTGACCCTTATTGTGGATGACAGCACAAACATTGTGCAACAGGACACTAGAGTGAATCTGCAAAGCATCAATTTGGTGGAATATGATCATGGCATTCAACTGCAAATGAACATATACTACCAGCCCCTGGATATAGTAGAGGCATTCAGCCTGGATTTTGACCGTAGAACTGTGGAAGCCACCTCATCATGAGCCAATCACTGAGACAAACCAACCTTGAGAACTAAATAGGTGTGTGTCAGGAGGGTTGCGCCCCTCCTGACACCTAAACGCTCAATGGAGGAGCATCTAGCCTATGAAATTATTTATCAGTGTAGGATTGCCTGTTGACAATCCTTTTATAGTCAACAAATATACATATTGGTACTATGCCATTATATCTTCAGCCTGTTCAAGGCACAATATAGAAGGATATAAAGAGCAACATCATATCATACCCGATTGTTTTTTTATCAACAATAGAAGTAAAGGATCTAGACCAGGCTGGCTTCCTGGTGATTCAAACGATTCAAGCAATTTGGTACAGCTAACATCAAAGGAACATTTTATCTGTCATTGGCTTTTGACAAAAATGGTAACTGGACAAGCCTATTACAAAATGGAAAGAGCTTTGTGGATGTTGAGCTATGCCTCCTATGGAAGACCTCGCATTTGTAGTTCTGCACATTATTCAAGAGCTAAACTTGCAGCAATCCTACACAAATTACATAAACCATCTCCTAAAAAAAATAAAAAATATGGTAAACAAAAAAATCCATATCAAGGACCACGGAACACTCCCAATTTAGGCAAATCTATACCAATGGAAACGAGAGAAAAAATAAGTAATAGCCTCAAAGGCCGTGTATCGCCTCGCAAAGGAAAAGTGGGAGAGCCCTCACCTAAAAGAGGGAAAGATTATGGTAAACAATCAAACCCTGCACCAAAAATAAAATGCCCTACTTGCCCCAAATTGATTAGCAGCAATAATTTAAACAGGCATATGCTGAAATGCAATATTGAATAATCTAGCAACTTAAAACCGTTGATAAATAATCAATCAGTTGGGATATATTCATGAGTCAAAGTATTCGTCAGACTAATTTATTTTTGGGGCAGGATTGGACAGTAATTTACAACGCAATGAGTGCCATCAATTTTGCCGCATATGATTATGACACCATTCGTCAAGCCTTGATTGATTATATCAGAGTCAACTATCCAGAAGATTTCAATGACTGGATCAGCAGCAGTGAATTTGTGGCCATTATTGAAATGCTGGCTTATCTGGGAGGCAACCTGGCCTTTAGGGTGGATCTCAACACCCGAGAGAATTTCCTCACAACTGCACAGAGGCGTGAAAGCCTCATGCGCCTGGCAAGGTTCCTCAGCTACAACCCCAGAAGATGTTTGGCTGGACAAGGCTTGCTCAAGCTCACTCAGGTGAGAACAGATCAAACCATATATGACAGCAATGGCACCAACCTGCAAAACCTCACCATCAACTGGAATGACACCACCAATCCAGACTGGTATGAACAGTTTATTCTTGTTTTGAATGCAGCATTCCAGCCCAGCAATCCTTTTGGCCAGCCTGTGAAAAATGGCTCAGTGGGCAGCATCATTGCAGCCAGATATGACTTCAACAACACCACCAGCAACAATCTAGCGTATGCCTACAATGCCACTGTGAGTGGCACAAGAATGAATTTTGAGTTTGTGAATCCAGACTTTGAACCCGCAACTGGTGGCAGCATCAACACGGGCAGCAGTGGCTACTACAAAGAAAAAGCCCCCAATGTGTTCAACAGTTGGAGCATGATTTACAGGAATGATGGCAATGGCAACAGCAGCACCAACACTGGATTCTTTGCCATGTTCAAACAAGGCACACTTGCATATACAGATTATTTGCTGGACACACCAGTGCCCAACAGAGTTATCGACATTGCAGCCACCAACGTAAACCAAAATGATGTGTGGGTGCAAACAGTGGATGACACAGGCATCCCCCTGTTAGATTGGACCAAAGTTCCTGCAATTTTCAACAGCAATCTGGTTTACAATGATCTGGACCGACTGACCAGAAATATCTATCAGGTTGTCACAAGAGACGTCAATGGTGTGGACAGCATCAGTATTAGATTTGGTGATGGTAATTTTGGAAATGTGCCCACAGGCAGAATAAGAGTTTACTATCGCACCAGCAACAATCTCACATACACTGTGCAACCTCAGGACATGAGTTTCCAGAATCTCACACTGGGGTATCAGAGTCAGCTCAACACCATCAACAACCTCACCATGCAATACAGCTTGCAATATCCTGTTGCCAACAGCCTCAGTAGAGAAAGCAGCGATAGTATTAGAGAACGTGCGCCAGCTGTGTATTATGCACAAAATCGCATGGTGAACGGAGAAGATTACAACGTATTTCCCCTGCAAAACAGCCAAGCCCTCAAAATCAAGGCAGTGAACAGAGTCTACAGTGGACAGAGCAGATTCCTTGACATAAATGATCCCACCAGCCAATACAGCAATGTCAAAGTATTCAGCGATGATGGGATCCTGTATCAGGAATATACACCTGTCTACAAAGAAGTTTTTGCCACCAGCAATCTCAACACCAATCAGTTCATAGAAAGTGTGGTGCAACCTTTGCTGTCAGGCAGCACTGACACTGACAATGTGAATATAGGATTGAGAGATTTCTATCTGGAAAATTATCCTTACTTTCCTGGCGGTGGACTTTATTGGCAACCCACTGGTGGCAGTGTTCCCAATGCTGCCCAGGGCCAATTTGTGTACACTAATTCCAACAGCACTGCTACTCCCACGCAAATATTTTTACCAGACAAGGAAAAAGGCTTGGTGACTGGCAGCATGGTGAAATTTACCAGAGAAGGTTGGGTAAATGTGGTGAACCAGGGCAGCAGCGAATTGGGCATCTACAGCACAATCTTGAGTAGACCTGTTAGCGAATATCTCACTGACACAGGAACTGTGAAAAACCTTGTGCAGCAAATTATGCCTCCTATTAGAGTTACTTTGACCGAACAGGAAAAGGCCAGCATTTCCAATGCTGTGCAAGCCAAAAGAAATTTTGGCTTGCGTTATGACAACAGTGCCCAAACGTGGATTGTACTCAATGCACAAGACGTGGCCATCAATGCTGCATTCAGTTTGGACAATGCTGGTGATGTTAGCAAAACAAACATTGATGCCAGTTGGTTGGTGCAGTTTGTATATTTGGCCAATTTTGGTTGGCAAATCACAATGAGAGCACTCAATTATTATTTTGAGAGTGTGAGAGATGTGCAATTTTATTTTGTGAATACACAAAAAGTAGTGGACAGTCAAACGCTAACCAGCCGCAGAGATAATGTGCGTATCCTTAAGAACAACATGGGCAGCAATGGCAGCTCACTTGCTGATGATCAATATTGGGCAGTGCAGAGTCAACAAGTTTATCCTGATGGATACATAGAGCCCAGAGTGATCCAAGTGGTGTTCTGGGACAGCAACAATGATAACCTGGTGGACAATCCTCAGTTGTTTGATGATTTGGTTACCAACAACAGCAGAGTGTTCTGGAAAAAAGCAAATGTGGAAGGTTTTGAGAGATGGAATCCCACCACAGTCAAATATCAGGTAAATCTTGTGGCTGATCTCACCAGTTTGCAACCTCCTGCAAACGTGGGTGATGTAGCATATGTGATCAATCCCGGTATATTCCTGGAATGCATCAACGCTAGTACACAAAGTTGGCAAGACATCAGCGCCAACTACAAAGCCAGATCAGGCACCAACCGTATAAATTATTGCTGGCAACACTTTGCAGGTAATGACAAACGTATTGATCCTGCTATCATGAACATAATTGACATATATGTGCTCACCAACAGCTACAACACAGCCATAAGAAATTGGATCAGCAAGGGTAGACCCACAGATCCACACCCTCAACCACCCACGCCTGAAGATTTGCGCAGCAGCTTTGAAGAATTCAATGCCTACAAAATGATGACAGATCAACTGATTTGGCATCCTATCAGATACAAACTGTTGTTTGGTGAGCAAGCAGATCCACAATTGCAGGCAGTATTCAAGGTTGTGAAAATACCCAGCAGCACCATTACTGATAGAGAAATCAAAAATCGCGTGATACAAGCCATTGATGATTTCTTCAATATTGCCAATTGGGATTTTGGCCAGAGCTTTTTCTTTACTGAACTGGCTGCCTATATTCACCAACAGATGGCAAATCTGCTCAGCAGTGTTGTGATAGTGCCTGCCAGCAGCAACAGCAAATTTGGCGATTTGTTTGAAATCAAAAGTGATCCTGATCAATTGTTCCTGAGTACAGCCAGAGTAACTGATGTACTGATAGTTCCTAACCTAAATCCAGCTGAGTTGAGAATAGCATAATGACCAACAAGCCACGTCGCATAAGTGAATTTCTACCTGAAGTTCTACAAACTGACATACTACAAAAGTTTTTTGCTGCAACTGGAGATCAGTTGTTTCAGCCTGACAATGTGGAATATCTCAGTGCCTATATTGGCGAAAAACCTCCCTATTATGATCCCAACACTGACAAATATGTGAGTGAAATCAACAGAGATCGCAGAGATTATCAGCTGCCTCCCACCACAGTCAGTCGTGATCAAACCACCAATGAAGTCACCCATACACTGTTCTATGACGATCTCATCAACAAGTTGAGATTTCAAGGAGCTCTTGTAAACGATCACAACAGATTGTTTGAAAATGAATACTACAGCTTTGGTGTGCCTATTGATCTGGACAAATTTGTCAACTATCAAAATTATGTGTGGCTGCCAGAAGGCCCCTTTGTGCTTACGTTGATTGAACCTCTTAATCCTCTCACAGCCATCATAGGTCAACAAACCTACAATTATGTGGGTTACTACACATATCCTGATCCTGCCAACCCAGATATTCTTGTTTACAACGAGGCAACTTCAGATAATCCGCTGGTTTTCACTAATGGCATCAAGGTACAATTTTTCAATGATGTGACTATCAGCAACCGCAAGAACACATATATTGTGGAAGGTGTGGGTCAGAGTATAAGACTTGTGGCTGATAATTTGGAAACCTATCTGGCATGGAGCAATCCTGAAGAATATGACAGCACGGTTTGGGATTATCCCAGCACATATAATGTGCCCAACTATATTTGTATGGGACGAGGTAGTGCCAATGCCAATCCCTGGAGTCTGGGCAACAGATGGTTCCACAAGGATGTGCTCAAATACACCAACACAGTTTTGGAAAATTACAACCAGGCAGCAGGCAAACGTCCAATTTTGGAATTCCAGTATGACCTCAAACTGTGGAATTTTGCACAACGCAATAGAGGATTTATCACTCTAGTAGATACCACCAGCAAATATCTGTCAGACATAGATGGCCAATGGGTTACAACGATCTATCCCAGTGGCAGACGAGATTATCTGCAAATAGATGGAGTTACCCTTGACGACGACATGGTGATTTTGTTCACCAATCTCTTGGATCCCGAACAGAACAACAAATTATACAAAGTAACCAATGTGCGCAACAGCTATTACCCCTTGGTGAATCCCACACAACTGGGTCAGGTAATATTGGGATTGTTGCCCAATGGTGATGACATTATGGGTGCACCGGTTGATGGTGACGGAGTTTTGGTAACTGCTGGAAGTTTGGAATCCCCGACTGGTGCGCAGCATGTGAACACATATTGGTACTACAGCAGTGTAAGCCAAACATGGATCCAAGGTCAGAACCGACAAATCACAAGTGCTGTGGATCCCACCAGTGTGGCATATCGTGCAATTCTTAATCAAAGTCCTTTGTTTGATTTGTTTGACACACAGGGAAATTATCTGGGTAACAACAGCATATATCCCACCAACAACTTTACTGGATGTAGTATTTTTGAATATGCCTCTAGCACCAGTTCTCCAGTGGATCCAGTATTGGGGTTTGCCACTGTTACTGAAAATCAGAGTGCAAGAAATTTTGTTTTTGCCAATACAATTGTTACTAACACATGGACTTATCAGCAAAATCTTGTATTACAGCCCATTCCTGGTTACAAGTTTTTTGCAAGAACCAACCAAGGTGCCAGTTGGCAGTATCTCAACAATTGGCTCAAAAGCAGTGTGCCCAGCAGACAATATGTGGTAAATGAATTTGTCAGCGTTGATGATCAAAATACATTTGTGATAGATCAAGCACCAGCTCTTGCAGTAAATCCACAAAATCCTGCCATTCTGGAACCCACTGTGCCAGGACCATTGCCTATTACTGTGAATGTGGGAACAGAGTTACTGCAATTGAATGTGGATTACACAGTGACTGATCGCCAAGTGATTCTCAACACACCCTTGGCTGCCAACCAATTTGTCAAGATCCGCAGTTATGCAGGCATTCACAACAGTGTCTCAAATGGGTATTTTGAAATACCCAACAACTTGGCTGTTAACCCCAACAATCAGGACATTGAAACCATCAGTGTGGCCAGCCTGTTGCCACATTTTGAGAGTGTGATTTTAAATCAGGCAGGATTCCAAGGTAATGTGATTGGATCCAACAATTACAGGGATCTAGCACAAGATCAGAGTCTGGGCACTGTGCTGTTGCAAAACAGGGCTCCTATGCTCAAGCTCATGGGCACCAATGCAGTAAATCAAACAACCGCTCTGGACACCAGCAGCAGCCTTATTGATCCTTTTGCAGCAATGGTGTGGGCACAGGGAGAATACCTGCGCTTCTATAACAAAGTTGTCAACAGTCTCATGAACCTGTGGCTCAACCAGGGATATACCACTGCTCAAACCCCCACGGCCTGGCTTGCGCAGGCCCTCACAACTGTGAACTTGGGCAAAACCAAGGCCAGTACCTGGGCCAACAGTGGATTTGATTTGACCAATGGTGCCTATTGCAGTGAACAGAGCACCAACCCCACATGGGTTCCTCCCAGTGCCACACGACTGGGTGTAACACCAGCATACTATCCTGAAGTTTTTTATGACACAACACAACCCAATGAGCCATTGAGCATGAGATGTCACAATGGCGCAATAGTGGTAATGAAAGATTACAGTAATCAGGATTTGGGAGAGATTGTCAACAACTTCAGGGTCACCAGTGACCCCGCTGCACTTACCAATCCAGTAGCACAGGCATGGCTGTTGTTTGAATTGCGCATGTATGAAAGTTTGCCACTCAAATACAAGGATCCCCAAGTGCAATTGCCAGTGGATCTCAGGACTATTTTCAGCGGCAAATACAGAGTCACCAGTTATACTCGACAGGATCAACTGGCAATACAAAGCCCCAGCTGGCAAAAGTGGTTGACCTTCAATCAGGTGGATGCGTTCAAAAACATCACATTTGATCTTGCAGATCCCTTTACTTGGAATTACAGCAGTTGTGTGGACCAGGATGGCATGCCTGTGCCTGGCCACTGGAGAGGCATTTATTTTTGGTTTTATGATACTGCTAGACCACACACAGCTCCCTGGCAAATGTTGGGCTTCAGTCAAAAACCCAGTTGGTGGGATCAGGAATATGGTGCTGCTCCATATACAAGTGGCAATACACGCATGTGGGATGATCTGGAACAAGGTCGCATTGCTCAGGGTCCCCGAGCTGGCATAGATGATCAGTGGGCTAGACCAGACTTGAGCAAATGTATACCTGTGAACAGTGCCGGAGAATTGTTGCCTCCATTCCTGGCAGGATGTGTGACAAGCTTACCCAGCACCACAGAAGCTAGTGCAGATTGGAAATTTGGCGACCGTGGACCCTTGGAAAATGTGTGGCTCACACAAGTGGACAGTGACATACAGTGGGCACAATGGATGTATCTCACAGTTCCTGCCCAGTTCATGGAATATCTATGGGATGGTGCCAGACAACAACAGGTTTATGCTGATCAGGAATTCAGTCAATACATATACTCAGATCAGTTGGCAAGAAAAAGCAGTGCAGATTTTTATGTACACCGTGAGAATCCACAGGATGTCACCAGCCTTGCAAATCCTCTCAATCTCGATTATTTTGGTAGCTGTGGTATTCAGCACTGGATAAGTGAAAGACTGGTGAGTGACAGCAGAAATGTCACCACATATTTTGGTAATATTATCAGAGGGCTGAATGTCAACCTGGCTCATAGACTGGGTGGCTTTACTGACAGCCAAAACACAAAGTTGTTTGTGGAAAGTTTTGGTATTGGTGGTAACAACAGTCTATTGTTGCCACAGGAAGACATGAGCACCGAACTGTTGAGAAGCAGCAGCACAGGTGAATATGTTTACACTGGAGTGATTGTGGAGTTTAGAGGAGCAGGCATAGGATGGAGGGTGATTGGGTATGATGGTGTAAATCCCTACTTTACAATCATCCCCAGCAATATCAGAGGACCCAAAAACACTGTTGTGATAGACAACCAACGTGTGATAGAATACAGCCGTGGATTGGCTACAACTGCTCAAGTGGCATACGGAACAATTTTTGCCACCAGGCAAGAAGTATATGATTTTCTCATCAGCCTGGGCCGAGCACAAATTGCTGATGGTTGGCAGTTTGATCAATATGATGATGTGGCAGGCAGACCCAGAAATTGGAGTCTCAGTGCCAGAGAATTCTTGTTCTGGAGCCAAGGACCCTGGGCACCAGGCACCTATATAACCCTCAGTCCCCTGGCCACACTGGCAAAATTCAGCAAAGAATTTGGAATTATCCAAAATGTAGGTGGCATAGTAAATGGCACTTACAGTGTGCTGGATAGATTGGGCCAGAGTATCCTACTCAAAGATTTGGACTTTTTGCGTATTGATGATCAGATCAGTGTTAGGCCCTTGAATGATCAGGGCATCTTTGGATTGCGTCTATACACAACCACACTGGAACATGCCTTTGTGTTCAACAACACAACAATCTTTAATGATCTTGTATATGATCCTGTATTGAATCAAAGACAAAGCAGATTCAAAATCTTTGGATACAGAACACTCAACTGGCGCGGTCGCATGGAAGCGCCTGGTTATATGATCACACAAACACTGGAACAAACCAGCACCACCATCAGTATTCTCAACAGGATTATTCCCAATTTTGAAAAAAGTGCAGACGACTTGCGCAAACTTTTTGAAATCGATCTTGCCACCAGTTATATTGATGCCACAAACCCACAACAAGCCACCACTAGTACAATCACTCAGAGTTTGCCGTTGAATCTCAGTTTGATGGCCAAAAATGTTGTGGGCTATGTGCCCAGGCCCTATTTGACTGATTTGCTGGTGGATGAAAACATAGCCTTTCAATTTTATCAGGGCATGATACACCAAAAAGGCACAGCCACAGCCATCAATAGACTGTTGCGCAATAGGAATGTCTTGGAACCCAATCAGGACTTCAATTATTATGAAGAATGGGCTTTTAGGGCCGGCATCTATGGAAATGATTTGGATGTCAACAGTTTGGATGTGAGATTGGACAGCACAGCTATTCAGAGCAATCCACAATTGGCTACTATTTTTGGTAATAGCAATACTGATCTGCCCAATGATGACACATATACAGTGTATGCACAAGATGCCAGAATAATAGATCAGACTGCATTTCCTCAACCCTTCCGTTTGCGTGAAACATATGGCAGCCAGCCAGATGATTTGCCCACAGCAGGATATGTGCTGTTGGGAGACACCACCTACACTGTGCCCACGTATGATGCCCTGCTTGCCTTATACAGTGACAGAACTGCTGCCAACATTGCTGATAGCACTCAAAAGCCTTTGCAAGCAGGAGACACAGTGTGGCAGTTTATAGACAGTTTGAGAACATGGAATATTTGGAAAATATACCAACCCACATGGCAAATTCTCACAACCAGCCCCAGTGATTTTGATGTAACAATAACAGAAGTAACCACCAGCGACAGCCATTACCTAGTGTCAGGTGATCTGGTGGTTATCTATGGTGTGATCAATGCAGGCGTGGCAATTGACAACACATTTGTTGTTACTGTCACCAGTACTACAACCTTTGAAATCACCTTGAGCAGCAGCAATATTGGCAGTGGTGGAAGCGTGTTGCTCTACAAAAGCATAAGATTTGCCAATACACAAGCAAGAGATGCTGCTGCTATACCTGGCGGCTGGACCCGAGGAGACATAGTTTACATAGATGGTAGCTCAACAACTCCCTGGCAGGTGCTGCGCAACAGCGGAATCAATTGGTATCCAGTGAGAACGGAAAATTACAAAACTGATCCCAGGTATATTAATACCAGTTTCATATATGATCTCACAACAGGCAACACTATTGCCAATCTAGTGTATTGGGATCCAGCCAAGAACAGACTACCTGGCATATTTGACGTGGAAATCACCTACAAAACTCCCTATGATCCAGCACAATACACTCACGATCCCAGCACCACAGTGGGCATAAATGCAGCCAATGCCTGGGGCAATGATCAGGTGGGGTTGGTATGGTGGGATCTCAACACCATGAGGTTTATTGATTATGAAATTGGAACAGATAGCTACCGCAGGCAACATTGGGGATCCATCGCTCCTGGAACAACCGTTGACATTTATGAATGGGTACGAAGCACTGTGCCGCCTGCATCTTGGCAAGATCTTGTGGCAAAAGGCACAGACCTCTCAGCAATCGGCTCAACTAATTTGCCTTCAGGACAAGTAAAAAGTGACAATCAACCCTATGTGCTGAGACAGCAACTCAACAGCCTGGGCCAGCTGGTGGATGTATATTACTTTTGGGTAAAAAATACCACAACTGTGCCTGATGTGAGTTGGAGACACATCAGCACCAGCATATTGAGCAACATCATAGCTGAACCAGGCAACACAGGCATAAGTTGGTGGAGTGCCATCAACTCTACATCTGCATTGTTGGGCAACATTGGTTATACTCTCAATGGTAACAACAGTATCTGGCATTTGAGCTGGCTGAAAACACTGGATGCTCCGGCTGTACACAAAGAGTATGATCTCATGCGCCCTGATGACCCCAGAAGCAGTCCATACGAATATCTGTGGACCAGGTTGCGCAACAGTCTTGTGGAATTTGACAATCAGAGTGATGTTGTGCCTGGTTATGCGCTCACAGACCGTGAAACATATGGCATTCAATCTCGTCCTGCTCAAACCATGTTTGAAGATAGAAACGGTGCAAGAAAGGCATTTGTCACATATGTGAATCAGTTGTTGGCATCTGCCAGCAGTCCCACAGCAACAGATGTGAGCAGATTTCTGTGGAGAGAATATTTCAATGCTCAAGAACCCATACCTGCACAGAGGAATACCAAACCGGCTGTTGTAGCTGCAACCACAGACAATCTCAGTGCATATTATATCAACGGCTCTGATGGAGTGGCAGCACAATTGATTGCCAAAACTACTCAATTATTGATTGTGGACAGCAATCGTGTGCCAGTAAATCCTGGAGACCCCAACAACACAACTGATATAATAACTGGTTATTATCCTAGTGTGGGTGATAGAATCTTGATTAAAAATCAAATCAACAACGCACACAATGGAATTTATACAGTTGTCAAACCTGGAACACTGATATATCCCAATGCTCTGCCTGCGCCCACACAAAGCAGATTGCAATTGACTGTGCCTGATCCACTAAACCCATCCAGGTCTCTCATATACACACCAGCACAGGGTCAATACATTTTCAGGCTCAACACCTTGTATGTTGTCACAGACATTGGCGGGCCTGACAACAATTGGCAAGCCACACAAGTGGCTGTGGACGTGGCCAATAAACCTGATCAATTGGATTGGATTTTGCAACGCACAAGTGACTTTGATCAGGAATCTGACCAATTATTCAACAGTGAGGTATATGTAGAATCAGGATCACAAATGGGTTATTGGACATGTGATCCCAGTGGCATTAGTGTTGTTACAGCAAAACTATCCAATCCTGGTATAAATTACCGGATTGGGGATGTGCTATACTTTGATGACGGAGAGTTTTGGGATCAGGCCGGGCTAAAAGTCACAACAGTGGATAATTCAGCTGGTGATGTGGGACCCATTGCCTCTCTAGAAATATACGATAATGGCAATTATACCGTGGTGCCTGATAGTAAACCTGTGCAACTCTATAGCCCAGGCAGTGGTGTCAGTGCTGGAGCCGTGAAGTTCCTGATTGTTTCAGCCAACGTTAACATTGGTGGCAATGGATTTACAGTGGGTGATGAACTTTACAGTAACTTGAATGGCAACAATCAGGACGAAGCTAGACTTACAGTAACAGGTGTCACGAATGGACAGGTACAAACAGTTGAGATCACCGATGGTGGTATTTTTGCTCAATCACAAATACCCTTGAGCCTAACCAATGTAGCGTTCTTGAACTCTGGAACAGGTGGAGGGTGCACTCTTGATATTGTGTTTGGTATCCAAAGTATAGCGGTAAATTCCGGGGGCAGTAACTATCAAGTTGCCCCCAGTGTGGTAATATTAGGCGGAAATGGATCAGGAACATCTGCCACTGCAAATGCAATTATGGTAAACAACAGTGTTAGCTTATTGCTTATTACTAATCCTGGGTCTGGTTATACACAGAACCCCAGTATATCATTTGTCCAGGGAAGTGCAGCGCGAGCGATCCTAACATGGAGTGATAATCAGGGGTTTGCCATGGGCAGTAAACCTATCACATTCAGAAGTGGGAGGGCGCCCACCACATGGGATCAGCAAGTCAGCAATCTAGCACAATTGAATGATCTAAAATATCAGATTATTCCAGGAACAAAGGTGCTGGTTGCAGATACCAGTTTGGGCAACATCAGCGCAGGCAGTGAAACCAATAATAGATGGAATATTTGGTTGTGGCCCAACAGTCAACCCAATAGTGAATTTGTTCTACAACAAACCCAAAGTTATGTAGATGCACTGTGCTGGAGTCTAACAGATTGGTATAGCACTGGCTACAACAGTGATACCATTGCTGATTATACTTTTGATACTCTGGATTCCAGAGATGCTTATTTGGATTTCCAGCAGCTGGATATTGTCAAAGTCAACAACACAGGCAGTGGCTCATGGGCATTGTATTTGTATGTGGATTTGTCTACTACCAAATGGGTGCTGATTGGCGAACAAAATGGCACAGTTGTATTAAATGACAATTTGTATGATTATGACAAATACAACATGGGATTTAGCGGGGCAGGGTTTGCTCAGGATTTCCAGGGATTTGAATATGACAGCAGACAGGAATTGGATAATATCATACAGGGACTGTGGGTGGGTGCACAGGGCATAGGCGGACTTCTCAAAATTGACAATGTGACAAATGAGCCCAATCAAGTATTTTTCACAATGCTCAACAGAATATTCCATGAACAGGATCTGGTGGATTGGGCATTCAAAACCAGTTTCATCAATTTGAGAGGATTTGCAGAACAGTTGATTGCCAGTCCCTATTATACAACCAGCAAGATCAACAGTTTGCTGGAATACATAAATGAAATCAAACCCTATCATGCAAAAATAAGGCAGTTTGTGGATTGGAAGATCAGTCAAGACACATACACCAACAACAGCACAGATTTTGACAAACCTCCCTACAAAGATCCAGTGACTGGAGTTAGGATTTTGGACCCCTACAATGAGATTGATGGCAACATCATGATACAAAGTAGAGAATACAAGTATTGGTTGGAAAACTATCTACCCACTACTGCTACTGCCAATCCTCAACTGATAAGAAACATACGCACCAAATTGATTTTCGAACGTCTGGCATGTTCAGCATCCACATGGTATAATCCCGATTTGGAACCCCAACAATTACAGGATTTGCTGGCACTGCCTGTGAACGTAACCATTACAAGTTTGGTGCAATGGCTGACAACCATTTATTCACAAAATATTGAGCAGAATTACAAAGCAGAGGTGGCTATTCCTCAATTTGTCATCATGCGCAGGAATGACAACAGCAATCTCACAGATATTTTGAACAATTGGGATTTCATAGACTATGGTTTGAATTTTACACAAACCTATGGATTGGCTGACACTGAGGCATCAAAAAGAACACTTGTGGAATCACAAAGCATATACACAAGTCAACAATTATTTGATTTGTTGGACAACAGTTTACAATACACATCAGGATATCAGATCAAGGTAAGGATTGATGATTGGACAATGCCCAACATCTATCTAAAAACATCTGCAGATACCCAAAAGTTGAGTGACTGGTTGCTGCTGTCTTATCAACAGTATCAAGGCAGCATCAATACTATACATCAATATTACAGCCCCAGTGGCACTCAGACACCCTTGGACAGTGAATATTTGATAAGTGGATGTGCTGGTAAATTGCTCACAGTGGATGGTGCAGAATTCAGCAATCAAGATGCTTGGGACAAAACCACCTGGGATAATGTCAGAGGCTGGGATTACAGCCAAGATGCATATGATCCCTATGATCAAAATATCACAGATGGCATGGGTCCTGGTTATTGGATTTATGTGGGCAATGGTGTTCGCACTGAATTTGGTTTGCCGGTGGCTCCTCAAAATCCCAATGAACTCACAGTTTGGGTAAATGGCACGCCCATCATGCGTGCTGGCAATTGGAGCATTGATAATTTTGTCAGCCAAATGTACGTGATCAACAGTGGTATAAATTACAATACCAATGATGTGATCACTGCTGTGGGTGGCACTTATGTCCGTCCTGCACAATTCAAGGTCACAGGACATGATAATTTGGGTCACATCACCAGCCTGGCAATTGTGGATCCTGGAGAATACTCCGTGGTTCCTGATAGCAATCTGGTAAATGTCACGGGAGGTCAAGGGACCAACGCTGTCTTGAACATACTCTGGGGAGGCAAGACTATTGTGTTTGCCACAGCACCCAGTGTGCCAGTGCAGCCCAGACCCAATATATGGATTGTGGAGAAAGGCAGCACTTTCCATCCTGTTGTGTCTGGATTGTTGGGTACAACCTTGGATGGCAGTGGATTGAACAGGCCTCATCTGGAACCTGGTCATCCCGAAGAACTCAATCCTGTGTGGAACAGAGACAGTCTAGTCATGGATGTTTATACTTTGCCCAGTGGAGGATATGGAAATTTGGTCACCAAGGTTTATACCAGTGATGGATTGTTAGATCAATTTGATATTGGACAGCCCATAACCAACAACTATCAGTTGTTTGTGTATGTGAATGGTGTATCTCAAGTACAAGGTGCACTGGCAGACTATGTGATTGCATTTGACACCATGAGAGTTGTGTTTGTAAACCCTCCACTGCCTGGCAGAGTAAGTATAATCAGCGTGGGCTTTGGTGGTGCAAGTCAAGGATTGGGATCTTTGACTATCATCAGCAAGGGAGCTGGCTACAACATAGGTGATGATATCACTCTAGATGGAGGTATTCCTTATGAACCCAGCATGGTTGCTGCAAGAGCTGTGGTAACAGTTACAGCCGTCTCAGCAGTGAGTGTCAATATTATCAGTGGAGGCCAGGATTATGTTGTGGGTGACTTGCTGAGTCTCAAATATGGATACAGTACAGCAATTGTGATTCTCAGAGTCAGCCAAGTCACCAATACCATCAACACCAAGGGTATTATTAGTGATGTAGAGATTGTCAATGGAGGATATTACCTCAGTACTCCCAATAGCATAAGCTTCTTCTCCAGTGGTGAAGGCCAGGGTGCTGATTTGATTCCTGTTTGGGGTGTGGCACAAGTGTCCATCAAAGACGCAGGTGTGTATTTCCAAACTCCGGGACAAGCAGGTCAATTGAGTGTGACTCCCAGCAGTGGCACAGGATTTGCTGTAAGCTGGGGGCCCAGTGCGATTAGACAGCAACAACAGTGGGTATCCACAGGAGACAACATACTGGAATGGATTACTTTTGATGTAGCCATTGCCAAACAATATGTGTTGGTGGTAAAAAATGGAGAAGAATATCAAGATTGGTATGTGGACAATGAATGGCCCAACAGTGTGATCTTGCAAAATGTGGACAATCCTGGAGACGTTTATGTGATTACCCTGTTTGCCAGCAGCCTCAGCAGCCGAATTCACACACAAACCTGGATGATTCAAGATGATACCCAATTGAGCTATGTATTGGATAACCCCCCGCAACAGAGTGTTGTGCAATCACTCAATGCTTTGGTGTTTGTTAACAATGTGAAAGTCAGGCCTCCTTATTTTTGGCAAGGAACTGGAGATGGCACCACAACAGTGTGGGATATAGGCATTGATACAACCATGAATCCCACAATTGTTGCTTGGGAAAACATCAGCACAGTTGCAATCAGTGCAGGGCCAGGTGCCCAACAAGTGACTTTTGCAGTGGCACCTGTGCAAGGATCGCAAATTTATGTTGAGGTGGACAAAGATAATGATTATACCATTGTGGGAGACAGTATTGTTTTTGAAACAGGCGTGATCTCCAATAATGATCTCATAGAGGTGCAAACATTTACAGAAGACAGCAGCACAAGATACACCAGTGACAGATGGCAGGGTGCCACCAGTGGCATCTACAGTTTGAGTGCCACACCCAGCAATTGGGGTAGTATTCAAGTATGGGTAAATGGTGTATTGGCTGACAGCAGTTGGGATTATATTATCAAAGTGGTAGACGGAGTTACAGAAATCCAATTTGGAACCCAATGGACCCACACTATCAATGATGAGATTCAATCCTTTTATTACACAGGTATTCCTGCCAAACCTGCCGTGGCCTTCCGCATGTTCCAAAACATCTTTGGAGATGTGCAATATCAGAGACTGAGCAATCAAAATACAACAACACTGTCACAGGATTTGTTGGCTGATGATGAATATGTGTATGTGTCAGATGGCACAGTGGTGGCAGATCCCAATCCCAATATGCCAGGCGTGATATGGGTGGGCAATGAACGTATAGAATATGCGGAAAAAATAGCTGAGCCCATATATTATGCTCCGCTGCAATACAAATTAGGCAAGCTGGTTCGCGGCAGTCTGGGTACCAGTGGAGGACGTAATATCCAATTTACAAGTGAATTCCACAGTGGCAACTCAGTTAATACTTATTTTAAGACTAGCCTTGTTTCCACAAGCGGTTATATATTTGTGGATGGTGTGCTACAACTGTTGGATTTGAATTATGGTTTTGAAGACAATCCTCCAGGGTTAGTGCCAGGAACATATGTGAAATTCTTCGGTGTCAAGATAAATGAAACAGACACTGTGGCAGCCCCTCCTCTGGGCAACAAAAATATTGTGTTTGTGGAAAATGTCAATAATCCTGCTGCATATTTGAGCACCACACTAGTGAGAGACGGCAGTGTTCGCCAAAATATTCCTGCAGGATATATTTGGACAAGTGGTGTGGGTATTCAATATGGCAATGAACCTCAAACAGCATTCCTTTTAGAACAACCAGGAACTAGGCAAGGTAAATAACACATGCAGAAAACACAACCACCCCCAGAACAGCAACCAGACGTAGATGACACACAGACAGTTATTGCCAGCACTCATGTTCTCATACGAGACAAACAATCAGGCACAATACTGGTCAACAAGAGAGGCAGTTAAATGGAAACACCCATCAACAAAATAACTGGCCATGTGATGATCAGGGATGCGCAAACACAAGAAATTCTTGTGGATCAATACAATGCAATCAATTTTGAAAATTTCAGCATTTGTTTGGCAGCTGGTGCGGCTTATCAACCTGAAGGCTACATTTACGAAATGGTGTTTGGCAACGGAGCAGCACTGATCACAGGCACTGGCACCATTACCTATCTGCCTCCCAATGTCACAGGCATGGATGCGCAACTTTACAATCAAACATACAGTCAGGTTGTCAACACCATGAGTCCAGAAAATCCTGATGTGAACAACAATTTTATCAGGATCAATCACAAATCAGGCAACTATTTTACAGATATAATTGTTACCTGTTTGTTGCCTGCTGGTGTTCCAGAAGGTGAGGATGCTTTTGACACAGCAACTGACATGACAACCCCCTATATTTTTAACGAACTGGGACTCAAAACCAAGAGTAGTGCATTTTATGGCGGGTTGTTGATTACTCATCTGGTTCACAACCCAGTGCAAAAGAGTTTGAATAGAGAAATTGAAGTGGTTTATACCATAAGAATCCAAAGCGTGTGAGATAATTATCATGACATATGTGATCAACAATTACAATGGATCTCCATTGGTCAGTATTCCTGACAGAACAGTCAACCTAACAGCAACAAGTATCAAGCTACCAGGTAGAGACTATCCCAGGTATGGTGAACCAGTTGT